CAAGGCCTGGCCGGCGGGCTAGACCGCAGCCAGAGCGAGCCGCTACAGCAGGTGGCCACACTGGGCACCCGGCTTAAGCAGGCCGGTGCCGGCATCGCCCTGGGCGCGGCCACAGCGCCGGTGCTGGCCGGCGGCGGGCCGGTGATCGCCCCGGCGGCGGCGCAGGCCGCAGCGGGCGCCACCGGCGGTCCCAGCTACTCCATCCAGATCACTGTGCCCCCTGGCACCGATAGCCAGGGCATTGCGGCCGCCGTGCGCGCCGAGATCGAGAAGATCGAGCGCGAGAAGACCAGCCGGCGTGCGTCGCGCCTGACCGATTGAGACCTGCCCCATGATGATGAGCTACGGCACCTTCGTGTTCGCCCTGTCCACCGCCGCCTATGAGCAGTTTCAACGCCAGCTCACCTGGCGCCACGCCAGCAGCGAACGCCTGCACGCCCGACCTGCCCGGCAATACGTCGGCTTGGGTGATGACTCCATCAGCCTGCAAGGCACCATCAGTGCCGAGCTGGTCGAGGATCTACACGTACTCGATGGCCTGCGCGAGCTAGCCAACCAGGGCACGCCGCACGCCCTGGTGGAAGGCACCGGCCGGGTGTACGGCGCCTATGTCATCGTCAGTCTGAGCGAAACCCGCAAGGAATTCTTTCCCGACGGCACCCCGCGCCTGATCGAGTTTCAGCTGCAGCTGGAACGCGATGACGACGGCATCGTGCAGGAGGTGCCATGAGGACGGCCCCCTACCCCATCCCGGCTTGGCAGGTCCTGCTCGACGGCCAGGACCTGACGGACCGCTTGGCGCCGCGCCTGCTGGATCTGTCGCTGACCGAAAGCCGAGGCGATCAGGCCGACGAGGTGACCCTGCGGGTGCATGACCATGACGGGCGCCTGGCGCTACCGCGACGCGGTGTCACGCTGCAGGTGGCCATCGGCTGGCGCGACAGTGGGCTGTTTGACAAGGGCACCTTCAAGGTCGATGACGTCGAGCACAGTGGCGCGCCGGATATCGTCAGTATTCGAGCGCGCTCGGCCGATCTGACCGGTGCAGTACGCTCGCGGCGCGAGCGCAGTTGGCATGACACCACCTTGGGCGAGATCCTCAGCGCGATCGCCGCTGAGCATGGGCTGCGCCCCTCCATTGCAGACAGCCTGGCCAGCGTGGCCATCGCGCACCTGGATCAGGCCAACGAGAGCGATATCAACCTGCTCACGCGCTTGGCCAAGCGCTTCGATGCAGTGTCTACGGTCAAGGCGGGCACGCTGATCTTTGCGCCGATCGGTGCTGGCGTCACCGCCAGTGGCACGCCGCTGCCAGGCGTGCTCATCACCCGCGCTTCCGGTGACCAGCATCGTTACACCGTCGCCGATCGGGACAGTTACACCGGTGTGCGCGCCTACTGGAGCGATCGCCGCAATGCACGTCGCAATGGGGTGCTGGTGGGCACGGCCGATAACGAGAAGAAGCTGCAGGCCACCTACGCCAACGCGGAGGAAGCGCGGCAGCAGGCCGAAGCAGAATTCAAGCGCTTAGAGCGCGGCACCGCGCAACTGAGCTATCGCTTGGCGCTAGGTCGGGCGGACATCTATCCCGAGCAAACCGTGACGGTACGTGGCTTCAAACCGGAGATCGATGGCACCGATTGGCTGGTGGCCAAGACCACCCACACCCTTGATGGAAGTGGCGGGTTTACCACCGCGCTCGAGCTTGAGCGCGGTGGCGAAACGAAGTCAACGGATGCGGCAGCCGCATGATGCTCGGCTACACACAAACTTGCAGTGCGCGCTCCCAACGGGTGAGCGGCCGCACGTAGTCCACGTAGCCAGTCCGGCGCATTGCATTGTTCCATGCCACCCTGCAAAGCCCCTGCACTACCGGAATTGCATCCTGCTTGATCTTTCCAAAATTCTTATCGAGCTCAGCCAGGGGCATGGCCCCTGCCTTGACGCGCAGGCGGCTCAAGCGCTTTACGAAGTTCGCATGCACAATTCCTTTGCCGCGAAAGTCATAGACCTGCTCAACGAGCGTGAGTAGTCCGACCACCATACCGGCCACAGTCACCACCACCGAGTTGGGGTGAAAAATGGTGACAAACGCGGCACTACCTGCCAGCAAGCACACAAGCACAATGAGCTTGTTGGCACGCTCATAGAACCGCTGACTGAGCACGGCCAGTTCCAATGCGTACTCGATATCCAGAAGCGCTTCCCCCTTGGTGCGTTCGGCGGTCGCCGGTGTGCGTGCAGTGGTGGCCTCTGGATTCATGTCACTCCTTCTTCGGTGGCGGCTGCTGCGACTCGCTCTGCTGTCGCTCTGGAATCGGGCTGCGCTCGGGCGGCGCAAAGTGTCCATGGTAGTGCTCCAAGCTGGGCACATCTTCGTTTTCGTCTGGCTGGCTCATCATGGCCTCTTGTTGTGATGAGACGCAGCCCGAGCGTGTCGAGCTGCGTCAAGTCTTACGCGTGCGCGACAGGCGTACACGCGAATCGATGTGTCGCTGCTCGAGCTACGAGTAAGCGCCACAGGAGCTACCTACAGGATCTGCAAGGCGCTCAACAATCGAAATGGATCGATTGCTCGCCCTGGTCGGGCGAATGTAGTTTCAGCTGCAACTGAGCGGGCTCGCGTACGCGAACGCGCCGACCTCGCGTGCAGCTGCATGCTGGCTCACCGGCCAGCATGCATTGCAGCACGCCAATGTTCACTTCGAGGGTTTGCTTCGTTTGCGACGACTGCCTACTTCAATTCGCATGTGATCCTGATGAATTGTCTGGCCTGCCTGGGCGTGCGTAACGTTACCGCCGTAAATTTGGATTCCCGGCACTGCCGACGATTGAAGGGCAGAGTTATCTCCGATGCCCAACACGCTCAGCACGGCGCGCTGCGTATCAGTAGTAGCGCCCCTGAATCGAGCGATCAGCAGCTGCTCTAGAGCCTGCATTTGCTCCACTCTTCCAGTCAGAACATAGCCCGCGTTAATGCCTAGCTGCTCGACAGCTAACAAGTATTCCGTTGTAGGCGAACTCTTGCCAGCCTCATAGCGCTGGATGGTCTGCCGCTGCATTCCGAAGGGTTCAGCGATCTGGGTCTGCGAGAGCCCGAGCCGCTTTCGTTCAGCTTTGAGTCGCTGCCCCACATGCGAGGCCGAATCACCAATGGTCGATTTAGGTTCCATATTCTATTGACATGGTCGATTGATCGACCTATCTTTCACTCCACGATTCCAATCTTTAACTATCGACCATGAACCACGGAGACGCCAAGCCCAAGACGGCTGAGCAAGTGCGAACGGAGTTCCTGCGTACAGGTCAGTCCATCGCCTCTTTCGCCAAGGCCCACAACCTGCCGTACGCGACGGTCTACCAGGTGATGCATGGCCAGAAGAAGGGCGTGCGCGGCGACGCCCACCGCGCAGCCGTGTTGCTCGGCATGAAGATCGGCACCCTCCAGGATTGATGACCATGCACGCACCCGTCATTCAGCGCAAAGGCGTCTTCCATTGCGGCGCTTGCCATTCGGTGCTGGTCAAGCGCACCAGCTACCTGCTGCATCCGCACCTGCGTAACGACGTGTACGTGTGCCAAAACCCGTTGTGCTCGGCCAGCTACTCTGGCCACACCGAGATCACCGGCCTGGTCAGCCCCAGCGGCATTCCCAATGCCCCGGCCTGTGACCTGCCCCCGACTCCGGCGTATGAGCGCGCCCTTGCCGAGCGCGCCCTGCGTCAGCAGCAAAACGATGCCCAGCTGGACATCTTCGATAGTCCCAGCCTCTAAACCCAGCTAACTGAGGTTACCCAATGCCTATTCTTGAATTGGCGGCCCTGCCGCCAACGGCGCAGCTTTGCCTGAAATCCGCCGCCCGCCATCAGGGCCTGGTGCATACCGGAGCCGGCTACATCGGCCGCAGGGCTTCGGATAAGGGCCTGTCGCCCACCTTCACCGCCGAGCCGGTGGCCAGGCTGATGCACCTGCGCCTGCTGCGCTGCAGCCCGTCCGACGCGCTGGCACTAGAGCTGACCGATCGGGGCGTGGCCCTGATCGACTGCGGCCTGTGTGTCTATCCGGAGGCCGGCTGATGAGCAGCAAGCACGGCTGGACCACCGTCCAGCATCAGCCCCTGGTCAAGGCACCGGCCGACTTTGTGCCGGTCAGCCCGTCGCAAAAGGCCGCTGAGGCCGACGCCCTGCGCCGCCAGATCAAGGCCTTCCAGGCCGCTGGCGGGCGCATCGTCCGCCTGCCCTCTACGTTCAAGCGCTGAGATCGCCGATGGAGATCCATATCCTCGAGCAGGTGCTGGCATGCCTGGAACGCGACTACAGCCTCAAGCGTCGCGGCAGCTTCCTGCGCGG